GACCGTCGCCGATCGCGTCGGACGCTCACAGAAGGCGACGCGGGGGCCAGCCACTCCGACTCCTAACGCACTACGTTGGGGGGAGGGGGGGCCTTTGAGATGTCGACCGTTCGCGATCCTCCGACGTCGTGTACGCTACCGACCTGCGGCGATGCTCGGCTCGTTCGACACTTCGTCGAAGCCGTGTCCACGGTGCGACGCGAGCGCGAAGCGCGAAGCGGAGCATCGTCGGAACCTGCAGGAGATGACATGACCACCGAGACCGAGATCAAGAAGGCGATCCACGACCGCCTACGGGCGATCCTGCCGAAGATCGTCCGCGTACAGGCCGGACGGTTCCGGGGCGCGTCGGGACGCGTCGTACACGCCGCCGAGCCGGGCACGCCCGACCTCCTCGGGTTCTGCGATCACGGTCGCATTGTCGCGATCGAGGTCAAGAAGCCGGGCGGGGTCGCGACCACCGAGCAGATCGAGTTCCTCGCGGCGGTCTGCGTCGCCGGGGGCCTCGGCGCGATCTGTACGTCCGCCGACGGAGCCGAGCGCGTCGTCCGCGAATCATGCCGGAAGCACGCAGGAGCGAACCCATGCTGACGCAGAACTCGGAACTCCGTCCCCTAGGTATCTGGAACTGGACGCTCCCCGCTTGGGTCGTGACAGATACTCAGGGTCGAACGTGGAACGTCTGCCCGAACGCGAAGGGGTGTATCCGAGTCTGTTACGCGCGCAACGGCGCGTACAACTTTTCCAACGTGAAGGCGGCGCACGTTCGGAATCTCGAACACGTCGCGTATCGACTCGACGACTGGACGGGCGCGATGATCGAAGAACTCGGCAAGAAGAAGTACCGAGCGAAGGGACGTCCGATTCTTCCCGACTTGCCGAGAGATCACCTATCCCCGACCGTTGCCACACTCCTCGACGTCGGCGGCGCGTGCGTCCGCATTCATGACTCGGGGGACTTCTTCACCAAGGAATACCTATCGGCTTGGCTACAGGTCGCGCGATCGCGTCCCGGGGTTCTGTTCTACACCTACACCAAGCAAGTGTCATGGGTCAAGAATCTCGACCCCGGGACTATCCCGGCGAACTTCCTGTTCTGTTTCTCGTTCGGAGGTCGCGAGGACTCTCTGATCGATCGCGACGCCGATCGGCACGCGGACGTATTCCCGACGGAGGAAGCGATCATCGCGGGCGGGTACTACTCTCAGAGTTCGCATGACCTCCTCTGCGTCATCGCGCCTAGCCGGAAGATCGGGATCCGATCGAACAACATCCCACACTTCCAGAAGAGGCTCGCGGGTCGGAGGTTCTCTGAACTATCTCGGTCACCTGAAGGTGATTCAGGGTAACTCTCGGCAAGGTACTACCCGTCATCGTGCGACCGGGACGCCGAGCGCGCATCATGACCGTATGCCGATGGGCCGACCTACGATTAAGACGCCCGAACTCGTCGAAGCGATCCTCGCGGATCTTCGCAAGGGTCTGCCGCGTCGAACCGCCGCCGCGCTCCACGTCGCGCCGGACACGTTCTACAGGTGGATGAACGAGGACGCGGACTTTTCGGACGCTGTGGCAAAAGCCGAAGCGGAAGCCGAGGCCGAGGCCGTCGCCGCCGTGCGCGGCAACTTTCACGCCGACCGCAACTCGCAGACCGCTTGGCAGTCCGCGGCGTGGTGGCTCGAACGCCGTCGCCCTGACGACTACAGGCAACAGAACGCAACGCAGTTGTCGGGGAACCTTCAACTCGGTCTCGCCGAACTCATGCGCGAAGCGCGCAAAACGAAGAACGCCGCGCGCGACGCTGAGTCGCCGCCGCCCTCCTCCGAGGTCTAACGATGGCAACCACCTACGGCGATCATGTCGCGCTCGTGTCGGAGACCTTCACGGGCAATCTGACGAACGTTCTCACGCCATCGAGCGGGAAGCGGCTCGTCATCACCGGGTGGTCGCTCACCTGTTCCGGCAATACCGCCGCGTGTCAGGCGACGATCGTCCTCGGATCGAACTCGCACGCGGCGACGAAGTTCCCGATCGCGGGCACGGTCGCCGGATCGCCGCTCCTCCTCTGGACGGTGACGGGGATTCGCATCAACGGTGCGGCGAACGAGGTGCTGAAGATCAACGGCGGCGCGACGGGCGGCGTCCTCGACGGCATCATCTTCGTGTCGGAGATCTGATCCGATGGGCGGCGGAGTAGCAACGACCTCGGTCTACGGCGATCACGCGTGTCTCGAACAGATGACGTTCGAAGCCGACACGATCGTCGAGATCTACGCGCAGGAACACCCGCGCGCGCTCATCGTCTCGGGGTGGTCGCTGACCATCTCCGACTCGTCGGCGGACGCGTGTCCGCTCGCCCTGTGCTACGCCGACGGGACGAAACTGTTCGGCACGATCATCGCGATCCAGAAGACGACCGCAGGCGACTACGCGAAGCCGTGGACGATCACGGGTCTACACCTGACGATCCCGGCGGGCGTCGGTCTCGGCATCATCGGCGGCGCGTCGGGCGCGACGCTGAACGGCACGGTGTTCGTCTCCGAGGTTCTGACGTGAGCGGCTACGCCGACGCGGTTCAACGCTGCCAAGCACGCACCGTTCTCGACGCGGTTGCGCTCGACCCCGCGTTCTTCGCGCAGTCGGTTCTCGGCTGGACACCGTGGTCGCGGCAGCGCGAGATCCTGCGGTCGGCGCGCGAACATCGCCGCACGCTCGTGATGTCGGGACACGGCGTCGGGAAGACCCGCACGCTCGCCTCGCTCATCTGCGAGACGGTGACGACGGAGCCGGACTGCCGCGTCGTCTGCATGGCGTCGACGTATCGGCAAGTCCACGACGCGCTATGGGGCGAGGTTCAGAAACTCTACCGGGACGCGCGGCTCCCGCTCGGCGGTCGAATGGGCGAGACGGACTGGACGCTCGGCGACGGCTCGCGCGCTTCCATCGTCGCCGTCGACGACCCGACCGCGCTTCAGGGCATTCACTCGCGGCGCGTCCTCGTGATCGTCGACGAAGCCGAGGGCGTCGATCCTCGAATGTGGGGCGCGATCGACTCGCTCCTCTCCTCCGGCGGCTCGTCGCTCGTCGTCGCGTTCAACCCGGTCACGCCGTCCGGCTATCTGTTCGACGCGCACCTGAACCCTCAACGTTGGAACGTCATCAAGGTCTCGTGTCTTGAACATCCGAACGTCGCGCAGGGCGAGGAGATCATCACGGGCGCGGTCACCCGTGAATGGGTCGAGGAAGTTCGCGCGCGCGAAGGCGAGGACTCGCCGTTCTGGGCGTCGCGCGTCTGCGGTCAGTTCCCGGCGGCGGGGTCGGATTCGCTCGTGTCGGTCGCCGAACTCGAAGCGACGGAGAACGTTGCGACGGGTGTCCGTGAACCGCGTCGGATCGGTCTCGACGTCGCGCGCATGGGCGGGGACGCTAACGTCCTCGTCGTCCTCGACGAATCGCGCCGCCTCGTCGCCGTCGAATCGTGGCGCGGCGAGGATCTCATGCAGACGACGGGACGCCTCATCGACGCGATGCGCCGTCACGGGGTCGAGGGCCGGAACGTCTGCGTCGACTCGTGCGGGATCGGCGCGGGCGTCGTCGACCGACTCCGCGAACAGAACGTCCGCGTGACCGCCGTCGACTTCGGCGCGGGCGCGGTCGGCGACTGGCAGACCCTTCTCGGTCGTGACGCCGCCTTCCCGAATCGCCGCTGCGAACTTCACGCCGCGCTCCGTTCGGTCGTGCGCGCGCGGCAGATCTCGATCCCGTCGAAGTTCCGCGAAGTGATCGCCGACCTCGCGTCGGTTCGTTACTGGTACGACTCGCGCGGTCGGTTCACGGTCGAGCCGAAGGACGCGATCCGCGCTCGGATCCGTCGCTCGCCCGACTTCGGCGACGCGCTCGTGATCGCGCTCGGCTCCGGCTTGGCGAGGAAGGTGGCGATCCTGTGAAGGGAAAGATCCTCAACGGGCGTCCGGCGTTCACGCGCGCGCGAACCGCGCAGACGCGGACGAAGACCGTCCCGGGCACGGAGTGGTTCTGGCTCCCGCGTCGGCTCCTTCAGACCGAGGAAACGGTGTCGAACGCCTACGCCCAGAACGCATGGGCGCACGCGGCGATCAAACTAAAGGCGCGCATGTGCGCGAGCGTCCCGCTTGAGATCCTCGCGGGATCTCGACGCGATCGCGACGGCGAACCCGTGCGCGGCGACGATACGCTCCGACGCCTCCTCGAATCGCCGTCCCCGCTCATGTCGGGCCACGAGTTCATCGAGGCGACGTCGATCTATCTTGACCTGAACGGCGAGTGCTTCTGGATTGGCTACGCGGCGGACGGCTCCCCGCTTCGGCGCGGCGAGGTTCCCGCCGAAATCCTCGTCGTGCGACCCGACGGCATGGTTCCCGACATCGACCAACGGACGGGAATCGTCCTCGGTTGGCAGACCACGAACGCGAACGGCGAGGTGTTCCGATTCACCGCCGAGCAAGTCGGGCATCCGAAGGAGTTCGACCCCGCCAACCCGTACAGGGGTCTCGCGCCGATCACGCCCGTCCTTCCTTCGTTCAACTACGAGTTGCGGGCGACGCAGTTCAACAACGCGCTACTCGCGAACGGAGCCGACCCGGGCGGCATCATCTACTCCGAATCGCCGCTGACGCAGGACGAGGCGACGGGCCTCCGCTCGCAGTGGGAGGATCGGCATCGAGGCGCGATCAAGTCCGCGCGGCTCGCGATCCTCTCCGGCGGTCTGAAGTACGAGCCGATCGCCGTCACCGCGAAGGACATGGCATTCTCCGAGGCCCTCGGGTGGGGCAAGTCCGAGATCCTCGCCGTCCTCGGAGTGACGAAGTTCGACCTCGGCGAAGTCGAGGAGACGAACCGCGCGTCGTCGCTCACCGCGAAGGCGAACACTTGGGAGAAGACGATCCTCCCGCGCCTACGTCTGATCGAGTCGACCCTGTGGTCGTGGCTTCTCGAACCGCTGTCGGCGCGCCTCGGTCGCGACGTATGGGCCGAGTTCGACGTCTCCGAGGTCGAGGCGTTGCAGGCCCCGATGACGGAGAAGGCGCAGCAGGCGCAGATCCTAGTCGCCGCCGGATACTCGAAGGAAGCGGTGAACGTCCGCCTCGGTCTCGGCATCGAGGAAGAGCCGACCTTCGACCTCCCCGAACTCCCGACCCCCGGGACGCCCGACGTCTCGACGCCGACGCCCGCCGCGCCCGCGTCCGTCGCCGAGACCGCGATGAACGGCGCACAGGTGACCTCGCTCGTGCAGATCGTCCAGTCCGTCGCGAACGGCGAACTCCCGCCGGAGTCCGCGATCGTGACCCTACAGATCGCCTTCCCGACGATCTCCGCCGAGGAAGCGCGCGCGCTGATTGAACCCGCCGCGCGTGCCGCTGCCGCGCGTCCTGCGCCGTCCGAACCCGTCGCGCCGCCTGCCGCACCTGTCGCCGCTTCGGTCGCGCAGAACCCCGCGCAGGGCGTCGCGCATAAGTCCGCGAATATGCGCGGCGTCCGTGTCGGCGACCGCTTCACCGCCGAGGGTAAGACCTTCCGCGTCGTGAAGGCGTGGAACGCGAAGAGTCGCGACGCGTCGAAGGTCGAGAAGGTTCTACGCGTCGCGATGCAGAAGGTGTTCCGGCAACTCCGGACGGAGGAAGTCGACGCCGTGGCGAAGTTCTCCGACGTCCTCGCGCCCGCGCTCGCGGTGAACGAGACGCGCGAGACCGAAGCCGTCGCCGAGACCGCGACGAAGGCGAACGACACCGTGACGCTGACGACGGTCACTCAGCGGCTACAGCCGCAGGGCGTCGAGTTCTCGTGGCCCCCGGCGTTCCTCGAATGGGCGCAGAGCGCGCCGGATCGGTGGGAACAACGCGCCCGCGAGATCCTCGGTCAGATCGCGCCGGAGATCGCGGAAGCCGCGTTGAACGAAGTCCGCGTCGCGATCGGCGGCTTCTCCGTCGTGAACCCCGCCGACAAGGAGTGGGTCGAGGAAGCCGGAAAGCGCACCGCGTCGATGATGCGTGTCACGCGCAAGGCGGCGACCCGGTTCAACCAGATCATCCTGACGAAGATCGGAACCGACGGTCTCGCGAACGTGACCGACCTCGCGAAGACGATCGAGGCGACGATGGGTCGGTTCATCGTGTCCGACGCGATGACGATCGCGCGAACCGAGACGGGGTTTATTCAGGAGCAGTTCAAGAACCGCGCCGCGAAGGAAGAAGGCTTCACTCACCACGAGTGGTCGGCGGCTTCCGACGCGCGTCCGTCGCATCAGGGGCAGGGCAGCGTCCGCATCGGGGAGAAGTTCCCGAACGGACTCCTCCACCCGTGCGAGATCGGCGCGCCTGCGGAAGAGGTCATCAACTGCCGCTGCACCGCCGTCCCGTTCGTCGCGCGCGAGGAACTCGGAACCGAGGCGGACATCGAGGAGATGAACCGTCTCATCGCGGCGGGGAAGATCTGATGCCGATCACCGACTTCCCCAAGGCGGGCGACGATCAGGAAGTGACCCTGCGAAACTCCGCGTACCCTCAGTTCGACTACGACTACGCGCTCGCCCTCCGCGACGAGTTCCCCGACATCTGGAATAACGGCGGCATGGAGCGCGGGACGACCGCGTTCACGAACTGGGGCAAGGCGCGGGACGGCGACATGACCGAAGCCGTCGTCGAGTGGATTCGCGAGCGCGAGGCGTGGGCGGCTCGGCACTTCGGAAACAATCGGCTCCCCGGCGTGATCGCTCAGATCAAGTGGGGCGTCATCGGAACCCTCGGGGAGGGTGGCATGAAGGAACTCGTGAACGAGGCGAAGGCGCGCGCGCGCAAGGGTAAGACGTTCACCGCGAAGGTGAAGGCGTCGACGTCCGGCGACGGTCTGTACACGTTCGTCGGTTCGACGCCTCGCGTCGATCGCGCGGGCGAGACGGTCGCCGCGTCGTGGGATCTCGAATCCTACAAGCGGAACCCCGTCGTCCTATATCAGCATCAGCACGACGGACTCCCGATCGGTCGCGCCGAGGACGTGTTCCTCGACGGCGAACAACTGATGTTCCGCGTCCGCTTCGTGCCGAAGGAGATCTACCCGTTCGCTGACACGATCCGGCAGATGTACGAGGCCGGGTTCATGAACGCGGTGAGTGTCGGCTTCCGCCCGCTCGACGTGAAGGGCGCGGACATCCGACACTCCGAACTTCTGGAGTTGTCCGCCGTCGCGATCCCCGCGAACGCCGACGCGCTCCTCGAAGGTAAGTCCAACGTGCGCCCCGTGTATCGGGACGACGTCACCCCGCGCGACCTTGCCGAGGCCGACGCGGTGAAACTGAAAGCGTGGTTCACCACGACGAAGGAGGCAACCGTGAACGAGACGACGACCGAGAGCGTCGCGACCGACGAGGCTCCCGAAGCCGCCGTCGAAGCCGCGCTCGCCGATGGCATCGAGACCAAGAGTCTCGGTGAGTTGAAAGACCTGATCGCGCAGGCGATCGAATCGCACCGCGCGGGCGAGATGGACGCAGCATCCGCCGCGCTCGAAGCCGCCGCCGCTATGGTGGACGTTCTCATGTCGGAGGACGAAGGCGAAGGAACCGAGGTCGAGATCGAGGTGCCCGCGATGGACTCGATCGCCGAACCAGAAGAACAAAAGGACGCGAACGCTCACGCGCTCGCGACCCTGACGAAGCAAGTCGCCGAACTCGTCGCGCGTGTGGACGCGATGACGAAGCCGACGACGAAGGCCCACGACGAAGATCCGTTCGCCTCGCAGGAGGCCCTCGGACGCTTCATCGCGAAACAACTCGGAGGAATCTGACAATGGGCATCTCGAAGACCGAAGCCCTCGCCAAGGCTATGCAAGCCGCACGCGAGGCCGGACGCGCCGAAGCGCGCGCGGAACTGAACCGCGCTCGCCCCGTCGCTGCCGCTAACACGAAGGCGGCGTCGGCGTTCTCGCTCGCGCGCGTCATCGCGTCGTTGGCGTCGAAGGACAAGTCCCTCGCTAAGGACGAGTGGGAGATGTCCCGCGACGTCTGCCGCGACTTCTACAACGCGAAGTCGCTCACGCTCGCGAACGACACGGCGGCGGGGTTCCTCGTTCCGCCGGACGTCATGCGCGACGCGCTCGTTCCGCTCCTGCGTTCGCCGCTCGTTCTCGACACGGCGGGCGTCTCCCGCATGTCGGGACTGACCTACGCTCCCGTGCAGATGCCGCGCCAGTCGGCGGCGGCGACCGGGTACTGGGTCGGCGAAGCGGCTTCGGTGACCGAATCCGATCAGGCGGTCGAGATGTTGTCGATGAACCCGCACAAGGCGGGCGCGGCGACTCGCATCTCGAATACGCTCATCCGCAAGACCCCGGCGGCGGCGGAGGAGTTCGTCCGTCGCGACCTCGCGGAAGTGATGCGTCGTCTCGTCGAGGCGGCGTTCTTCGAGGGTTCGGGCGTGAGCGGTCAGCCGCTCGGTCTCAAGAACATCAGCGGCATCAACACCGTTTCGTTCACGTCCTCGACGGACGTCACGAAGTGGGCGAAGTTGCAGCAGATGGTCAAGGAGATCGAGATCGACAACGCGAACATCTCGAACCTCGTGTGGGTCATGCACCCGACCGACTACCAGATCCTCGCGGCGATCCAACTCCCGCAGGCCGCAGGCCCGCTGCAAGGCTACCCGATCCTCTCGACCGGGAACGTCGTCGACAAGCAGCCGCGCTCGCTGTACGGCTACCCGATCCTGACGACGACAAACATCACGGCGGGGACTCTGTTCCTGTTCGACCCTGCGGACGTCGTGTTCGCCGACTGGGGGCCGATGGAACTGCGTGCAACCTCGGAGGGTGCAACGCTCGCGCTCGCGGACATGACGCTCGTCACCGCGTTCCAAGAAGTCGACGTCGAGGCGTATCACCCTGTGAGCGTCTGCACGGGCACGTCCTTCGCGGCAACCTGATCCGAAAGGAAAACATCATGGCTGGAAATGCTGTAGGCTACGTGGCGAAGTGCGGCGGCGCGCTCGCGAAAAGCGACGTGTTCACCGCAAGCAACGCCGTAAATGGCGTCGGCGTCGATACGACGGGATTCACGCACGCTACGGGCGTTTTCACGCTCGGGACTGTGTCGAACGTTACGTCTTCGACCCTCACGCTCAAGATGCAGGAGTCGGACGACGACAGCACCTACGCGGACATCACGGGCGCGACTTCGGGCGCGCTCACGACCGCGGCGGGAACTTACTCCAAAGCGACCGTCGTGATCGTGGTCAACCTCCTGAGCGGTTCGCGCAAGCGTTACGTTCGCGTGGTTGCTCTGCCATCGGCTCACGCCGTGGACGTTGACGTTGCGGGCATGGTCGCGCTCACCGAGGGCGACGCATCGGTTCCGACCGCCACGACCTACCTTCGCGTGAATGTCTGACAGGAGGCAACGGTGGATTTGACTACAACGACACGGGTCGCGAATCTCGTTAACGCGGGCGGCACGGCTCCGGCGTCGTTTAACACCACCGTTGCAATCCTCATCGCAACTGTAAGCGCGGCGGTTGAGAAGTACCTTGACCGAGGGATTCAGACCGCCGCGCGAACGGAATACTTCGACGTTACGAACGATCAGCGCGTGTTTGCGTTGAAGGCGTACCCGGTGACTTCGGTCGCCGGGGTTTGGTTCGACGAGGAGCAGGGTTGGGGATCGGAGACGGAACTATCTTCGTCGGAGTACCGTTCTCCGGTGTACGACCCGCGCGGACTCCTCACGCTCTCGATTCCGCAGAAGGTCTACATCACCCCGGGCGTAGATGTCGCCTATAGGTCAATGAAGATCACCTATACGGGCGGCATGGCGGCGGACACGACCGCTTTCGTCGCGGCGTTCCCCGATCTCGCCGGGGCCGTGGACCATCAAGTCGCGTACCTTTGGCATCGGCGAAACGAACTCGGGATCGCGTCCGTAAGCGGCGACGCGGGCTCCGTGTCAATCGGCGCGGAGGCGTGGGTCCCGTGGGTGAAGGTGATCCTCGAACAATACAGGCGGCGAACGTGACACCGCTAACGCTCGACATCGACCTCCGTCCCGTCGCGGCGGTCATCGCGAAGTTCCCCGAGGCGTCGCGCAAGGGTATACGCGTGCCGCTCCTCGCGTGGGTCGGCGACATCGGGCGCGCAATGGCGAAGCGATTGAGCGGGCGGGAAGGCAACGTGGGACTAAATCGCCGCACGGGTCGCACGCTCGCCGGGAATCTTATCTACGGCGTGGAGCCGTCCGTCATGAAGGACGACGCGCCTCCCTCCGCAGGGTTTCAGACCTTCCTCGGATTCATGGACGCGCACGCGGCACGCATTGCGCGGGTTCACGAACTCGGGACCGTGGGCAAGGGCGGCACGCTTCCCGACATCACGCCGAAGCGGTTTGAGTTCCTTTGGATTCCCGTCACGTCGATGACGAAGCGATACGACGCCGGACTCCTCGGATGGGCAGAATCCAACGGATGGATAACGGGGAAGAAAAAGACCGACTACAAATCGCGGAACCGCATCGTCAAACGCGACGCACGATTCGGCGACGTGGTGCGAACCACCACGAAGAAGAGCCGCGGCGGCCAGGAGTTCATCCTCCTTCGCCGCGCCTCGATTCCTCCGCGTCTCGGCTTCCGGCAGATTCACAAGGCGGCGATTTACGGCGACCTCCCGAAGGTGCTGAAGGCGATCCCGGCAACGATCGCTAAGTACGTGCTAGAGGCGTCGAGGGCCGCGCGATGATCGCGACCGTAACGCTATCCAACTCCTCCGGTTCGTCGATCTCCTCGGGGACGACGGTCGACACGAACTCCCTTCCGTTCGATCACGCCGCGCTCGTGACGTCGCTCCAGTCGCGCGCCGACGGATAT